TCTTCTTCTTTTGTTTGTGCATTCATTCCTTCAACATCAACAAATTCTAAAGGTTGTATTGTTTTAAAATATAATTTTAATGATATATTATTAACAGCTAATATTTCATCAATAGCATCAATAATTTCTAATTGATATGGTTTAATAACTATATTATCAAATAATAAAGTGGCTGTTTTAATTTCATCAGCATTGTTACCTAATCCTCCGTCTCCTGTGCGTATTCCTAACAACATAGGTGAAGTAACTCGATGCCCTACAATAAGTTTATCAAAACATTCTTTAGATAGATATTCGTAATGTGCAGGTGCATCGTTTAATGGTAAATCTTCTACAGTTGTTTTACTTTCTGCGTTTTGATTAAAAGCAACAATAACTTTTTCACCTCTTGCACCTGTTAATTTGTTCATTACATCACGCTTCATTTTATCACGCATTTCCTCTGAAGGAATACCATTGTTAAAATTGATAACCTTTGTACCACTAAATCCGTTTTGAACGTCATTTATTTGATAATCACCTATTTTTTCTTCTAATAAAGCATAAGGTAAAGCACCTGAATAATCTATTGGTGCATAATAATCAAAACCTGATACGTATGGTTTAATAACATAAATCTCAACTTCATTTCCATTTCCAAATCCAAAAGCAGGAATACGTTTTTCAGGTTCGTTTGGTTTCTTTTTAGTCCAATCGTGGTGATAATACCAAGCTTCTATTTGCCCTTTATCGTTGCATTTTTCAGCACGTAATGTTTGCATAGGGAAATGTAATACTTTCTTAACTTGTTTGTTTTGCATTACTACCTGCATAGCAGCCATTCCTAATAACTTACGTTCTAAAGCTATTTTACGCAAATCAGAATCTTTAATAATAGATTTCATTTGTGCGTATTCATTTGGCTTTTTATTAGAATCTAAAGCATCTAAACCTTTACCATAAATCATATTAGCAATACCTGTAATTATTGCACCATTTGTAGCAGAATATAAATATCTGTCTATTAAATATTGAAAGTAATTATTATCACTTCCATATTCAATATAATCATTCTTTTTATTCTCTTGAATTACAGGGCTTGTATAAGCACTTAAATTTACTATTGATATATTACTCATAAATTTTAAATTCGTTATTTGTTACGTTTGAAACGTATTGATTTTGGTTTACTGTATAAGTATCGTTAGCTTGGTTTGTGCAAAAAACAATATCTTTGTAAACTATATTAGAACCATTTTTAATAGTCAAATTATAAAATGTATTTTCTTTTAAATCAAAAATAGTAGTAGTAGTTAAATAATAACTTGATAAAGCGAAAGTAGCAGTTATTGTTGTTTCTACTCCTGTTGTTTCGTTTCTTAAAACAATAGTTGTGGCATTATATTCACGTGGAATAAATGACAAACTTTGCGGAGTATTTTGTTGTTTTAGAATTATCATAACTATTTTTATATATTAATAATTTAAATTCAAAATTGTTTTAAAACAAAAAAGGGCGTTAAATAAATAACACCCCTTTTAAAAAAACAAATAATAATATTATGCTCCCTCAACTATTGAAGCCAAAATAGAAGTAACTAATGGTCCTATAATGAAGTTAGCAGGTACAGGTTCCATTCCTTGAAACTCCATTTTGTATCCTGACATATCCCCCATTTGAGCACCACTTGAAATAGTTGCAGTAACTAAATCCATACCTTTAGTTAAACCTGCCATAAAGAAGTTCCCGTTGTTATCTTCAATGATAACTTGCGGTCTTCCATAAGCTAATAATTTAAGTTGTTTGTGGTCTGCAATAGACAATTTTTTTAAACTTAAACTTAATTTTTGGTCCACAAATGTAGTTCCATTTTCTCTTGAAGAAGTTACAGTTTGTTCAAATGTAGAACTTCCTTTTAATTCATATTTGTAACCAACAGGCGAACCACCTAAAGCGGTAATTACATCTTCTTGTCCTGCAGTTCCTGAATATGTTACAGTTGTAGCATCGCCCCAATTAATGAAGTATGCTGCTTTTAATCCGCCTACAGAATCTTTACATTTTTCTGCACGTCCTAATGAAATATCACAAGCCATTTTTTATATATTTTAAAAGTTAAAAAAAAAGGTAGGCAATTTTACCTACCTTTATTTAAATAAAACTAATTATTATTAGTTAGCAGAGTTTGTGATTCCGTAAGTAACAATATCTTCAATAGCAGCGTATTGTACACCTGCAGTAAATCTCATTACAACTCTTACGTTTTCAGAACCATCTAAATCAGCCATATCAATAACTTTAACTTCGTTTGAATCAGCTAATAAACCTGTTCCAAAGAATAAGTTAGATTTCAATGTAGCGATAGCAGTATTATTAGCTAAACCATTAGCAACAAAGATTTTAACACCATCAAAAGATAATGAACCATTGTTAAACCATTGTGTACCCATTGTGTTTGTACCATTAGCACCTAAACCTGATGCACCAAATCCACCTAATGCACGAACGTAAGCTCTTGCAATGTTTTGAGAAACGTATAAATATAAATCTTCTTTTCCATAAAGTGAAGCAGGGATAGCATCAACAATAGAACCTAATTGTGCAATTACGTTAGCAGCAGTAACAGTAGTTCCCGCAACTTCTTGTGCAGCAGGTAAAGCAGCATCTAAAGCAACTAATGTAGCAAATCCGTTGAACTCACCTGCATTAGCAGTAACACCTTTCCAAATGTTTTGTTCTGTTTTTTCAGCAACTTTAGCCGCAACGTGTCCTAATAAGAAATCAGCAAAAGCAGGTGGTAAAGAATCAAATGCAGAATATCCCATTTGAACTGCTTCCCAATCAGATTTAAAATCTTTTTTACAAAGTTGTAAATTTACTTGAAATTCTTCAGGTTGTAAAATTTTCTCTGTTAATGTAACAGTAGAAGTAGCAGTAAAATCACAAGTAGCATCTTTAACGATTGCATCAGTAGCAATTTTTTTCAATACTTCTTTATATTTTACGTTTGGTTTTACTTCAATTCCACCATTTGCAATAGTAGAACCTGATAATAATGCAGCAGAAATATATTTTCCGCTAAATTCCCCACTATAACTTGTGGTAATGCTTGTTGTCGTAGCCATAATTTATTAATTAAAAAGTTTTGCCATAACTATATCTTGTGTAGTCATTTGGCGATTAGGTGATAATTTATTTAGTTTAACTTCGTTTTTAACTTCAGGTGAGTGTGTTAATGGTTCAACAACAACTTCTGAACTTAATTCTTCTTTAACAACTTCTTTAACTGATTTTAATTCAGCAATTTCAGTTCTTAATTTTTCAATTTCTGCAAAAAACATTTCTTTAGAAACTGATTCAACAATTCTTTTTGGAGTAGCAACTTCAGCAGATGCTTCAACTTGTGGTTCAACAGCTTCAGCAGCAGGGTGTGCATCTTCAGGCATTGCTTCTTCTGCCATAGCAGGTGCAATTTCTTTAATAACTCCTTCAACTTCAACTACCAAAATGTTTCCATCTTCTAATTCGTATTCCCCAACAGGCACAGGAATTTTTTCCTCACCATTAACAATAAAAACCGCATTATCCATTTCAAAAGCATCTGCTTCTAAAACAGTAACACCATCTTTAAGTTTCATTTGAGCAAGTTTTACTTCCATACTCAAAAGAGTTTTAATTTGATTAATTACATTCATATTTATAAGTATTTATTAGTTAAATTATTATTATTTAGTTTTGTTATAAATTAGCCATTAGAACGTACTAAAACTCTTGGTGCATTTGTGTTTGTAACTGAACTTGATTGTTGATCTTGTAAAGAACCTACACCTTGTTCTGATAATTCACCTTTGCAACATTTTGAACTATATTTTCCATCTTTGCATAAACATCCACGTTTTCCACCTTTTGGCGAACTTGTTTTATCACTCATAATTTTATATTTAATCGTTTGTAAATAATTTACCAATCCCATCAAGTTGTTTAATAACATTATCATTGTTATCATAATGCGTTTCTATTTTTAAACTTTTAATTTTATTGATTTTGTTTGTATTGCTTCCTGTTGCATAAACCCTGTTTAAAGGTATTCCCAATTCTTTAGCTTTGTTTAACATTTCACTTTTTAAGTGTCTTGCAGAAATAATATATAAATCATTATTTTCTGCTATTAACTTTTTTGCTAATTCTGTACCTTTTGCAGTTGAAAGTGTAGAATCATAATCAAATGATATTTTTGCTAATTGAACTTTTTTTTTTCATCATTTAAAATGATGTTTTTAATTTGTTCTAATAACTCTAATTCTTTTTCTTTTTGTAAACTCATTTCTAATTTATCAGCAAAATATCCTTCAATAGAAAATCCTTTAACTTTACCTGTTTTTACAAAATCATTCCAAATAGTATCGTTATTAACTTTCATTGAAACTACCCAAGAACCAACAGGGGCATCTAAACCATATTTTTTAGATTTATCCATTTCAGAATCTTCTACTATCCAAGATTCTACAATACTTAAATCTTTTAATTCTTTTTCGTGTTCTAAAGTAGTGTTATTTTGATTTGAGTTCATTAAAAATAATTCACTTGCTTTGCGTACTGTTTCATCAGAAAAGAAAATATAATATTCATCTTCGCCATTTCTTCTATAAATATGTTTATTAGGAATTAAGGCGGCACCCATTAAAATACGTTTTTCATCATCAACTTTAGCCAATGCTAATTGTTTATTTAATGAAATAAAATTAGATTCTATTGCAGGAAATTCTACTATTGAAACGGCGTCAACTCCCGAAAGTTGTTCGTTTTCGTCTATTATTAGTTCTATTATCTTCATATTATTAAAATAAATTAAGTTTTGTTTTGTTTTATTAACTTTAATTTTAAAGCTATTTTTATTTGATTTAAAGCATTATTATTAATTATTATATACTATATTGTTTTTTTAAAGTTTTTTAATTTAACGTAAAATTCTAATAAAATCAATACTTTACAACGCAAGTTTTTATTTATAGTAAATTATTATTTAAATAAGTTTTATTTATAGTAAATTAACCCATTGAAGCGTTATTTATAATATTTCTATTTAATGCTTGACTTGTTGTTACTGCTCCTGCAACTACATACGCTTGCACGGGTTGTTGTTCTTGGTTGTTTATTGATTGTGCTATTTGATTTGCACCGCCTTGACCTACTACATTAAAACTTGGAGCAGCTGTTCCCATACTTGTAGCACTTGGTGCAGAACCACCACCACCTCCGTTTGGAGTAGGTACAGATAAAATTGCTTGAACATTTTTAATACCACCTGCAATAGCTAAACCTGCTTGAATAAATGGATATGCGGGTCCAAGAATAGATATTGGATTTTTTTGTGCATTTAAAAACGCTGCTTGTGCAGCTGCATAAGTATTAATAGTTGTTGCAGCTACTGCCGCTACTTTTCCTGCTGCTGTATCTTTACCCATTAAGTCTGAAATATTACTTAATAATGCAGCTCCTCTTTGTGCTTGTTCTATTTTTGCATCTGCTTCTTTTTTGGCAATATCCATTCTTATTTTAGAGTGGTCTTGTGCTATTAAAGTTTCTGTTATTTGATTTGCAGAAATAACCTGTAAGGAAGCATTAGACATTTTTGCAGCAGGTGATAAATTATCGCTAATAACTGATTCAGAATCTTTTTTTCTACTTTCTAAAACTTTTGCTACACGTTCTTTTTCGGCTTGCTCTGCAGCGTCTTTTAATTTTTGATTATGTTCTTTTGTTTTAGCTTCAACATCTTTTTGGTGGTCTGTTTGTGCTTGTCTAATTTCAACTTGGTGTCTTAACTGAATATCTTTACGTTGTTCGTAAGTTCTTTTTAAATTTTCGTTTTGTTTATTTACTTCTTTAACCGAAGCGTTTGTTATTTCAATTTGTTTTTTAATTGCTTCATCGTCTGCATCTGCAGCTTTTAAAGAAGCTAAATAATTTTTATTCTTTTCGTATGTATTATAAGCAACTGCTGCAGCAGATTTTTCATAAGCAATTTTTTCATCAATTAACTTTAATTCTAAAGCACGTATAGCAGAAGCACTTGCACCTGAAGCTTTTGCCATTGCTAACTCGTGGTTTTGTTTTCTTTCTAATTCACTTGAATTTTTATCTAAAGTTTTTGTTTGATTTTCTAAAGCTCTTTTATTTGTTTCTACTGCTCTTGTATTTTGTGCAGTTGCTTCTGAACTTGATTTAAAATAATTAACTAAAGCTACACCACCCGCAATTAAAGCTGTAACTGCAGCAACTAAAACCCCAATAGGATTAGCAGCCATAGCTGCATTCCATAACCATTGACCCGCAGTTATTAATTTTTGTACTACTGAATAACTTTTAACTACCGCACCTAATTGTTTAAAAGAATCAATACTTTCACCAACGGCTTGCAAACCTGAAGCCATTGCCATAGCAGATTGAACTTTTAATAATTCTTCTTCTACTGCTTTACTATTAGTCCCAAATGCACCCATAGCACCTGTAACAACAGAAAAACCACCTGCAACACCTGTTAAAGAATTACTTAATGCTTTAAATTTAGCATCAGGGTTAAAAGCGTCTGTTAATTGTTTTGCATCGCCTATTTTATCTCTTAATATTGCAGCTTGTTTCGCAGCTTCAACCGCCTCTTTAGAAGTTGCCCCAAATTTATCAGACAAAGAAGCTACTTCATTTTGTGCTTCACGTAATTGTGCTTTTAATGATTTAACAGAACTTTCGGCTTCGTTAATATTATCATTAATTTGTAAGTTAATTATTTTATTTTCCATTGTCTTTTAATTTGTTCAAATGCTTGTTTCCAAGTTTTTTTTATTTTATACTTTCCTTTTGCTATTTCTATTATCTCACTTTGTCCGTAATGTTCCGTTAGTGATAATAATTCTAAAATGTTTTTTATCATATTGCAGTTTGTAGTATGTTTATATATTCAGTTTTTTGTAAAATATCATTTGTATAATATTCAATTCCTACTCTATCACGTCTATCTACTCCGCTTGTATTTTCAGGAATAGAAATACTTAATGATATATCGGTTTTATTATTAGAAGTAGGTGTATATATAACAAAGTTTTCAGCACCCTTTAAAGTGAATTTATCATAGTCATTTAAGTAGATAATTTCTTCTACTGTTTGTGCTGTTTTATCAACTTGAAATAATTGTAAACTTGCAAATTTATATCCTACTGAACTTGCAGCGTTTAAACCTCTATAATCTGTAATTAATTCTAAATTAGTTTCGCCACTTGTTAAATCAATAGTCATATTATTAATAATATATCTTTTATTTCTAATTATTAATCTATCGTTTAAAGCTATTCCTAAATTTTTACCTGTTCCATTTGTTACACTTGAACTTAATAGACTTGTAGGGAATAATGCTTTACATTTAACAATACGTGTTTTAATATTATATAAGTTATCTATATAATTTTTATAGTGTCTAAAATATAGTCCTTTTGGTGCTAAAACATTATACCAAGGAGATTGTTCATTACCAAAGTTCATAGTCATTAAATACGAATATGTTAAATCAGTAGGCAAACTATTATATTCGTTTGAAAATCTAACGTAATTATCTAAATGTGTTACTCCTGTTTCTGTTGTTATATGTATTCTATCATTATTTGAAAAATCAGTAGGTAAAGTTCCATTGTTATAGATTAACATTGGTTTTGGTGTGTATGGTTTTAAATCTTTATCTATTATAGTTGCAGTTTCAAAAGGTTGATTTATAGTCTTTTCAAATAGCACGTTTTCAAATGGTAATTTAATATCATAATTAGAACTTTCGTTAGAATTAGTATTTGTATAAATTAAATCGCCATATTCAGTATTATATAAACCTCTATAAGCGTTATTTAATATGTTGTTACTCTTTTCATATTGAAAGTTAATTGCCTTAAATAATTTAGGGCGTTCAATATCCATTTCATTAGAATAAACATATTTTGTTATATCTAAAATTTTACCTGCGTTATAATACATTTCTAAAGGCAAAAATTCAAATGTATTTATATCTTTAGGAATAATCATTAAGTTAAACGCCTTAATTAAACCTGTAATAAAATCATTAATAGTAATATCAGGGATATAATTGTTTATATTTATTTTTCCTGTTGTAGTTTGTGTATCGCTTCCTGCACGAACTGTTAAACTACTATTATAATTTACTCTTAAATAATCTAAATATGTTCCAAATTGAAAATCAGAATTAGAACTAACATAAACCTTATATGTATGATTAGCCCCTTGCGTATCTCCATAATCTAACATATCTAATTGGCATTGTGAATCACCTATACATTGATAAGTTCTATACAATAAATCATCTCTATAAATATAAACTGTATAAGCAACACCACCATAACCCGAACGTGGATAAACAAAAATATCAGAATATATTCTTGCAGAAGAAGTTATAGCAAAATTCCAATTTGTTGTAATTACATTTGTAGTTAAATTTAATTCAGGAAATGGGCCTGTAACAACTGAATAAAAATCTACCATTATTTTTTCTGAAGTATATGTAATTGCTTCAGCATTTTTAAGATATAAAAATAATTTACTCCATTGGTCTAAACTAAAAAAACTTCCTGTAAATGTAACTCCGTATTTTGATTGTATAAATTCAAATATTTTCCATAGTGGTATTGCAGGAAATAATTCATTCCATTTTATAGCACCTGTAGTTTTATTTATATCTTGTGTTGAAGTACCCTCTTTATAATAAAATTTTCTTTGTGAACCAATTAAAGGATATTGAACTAAATAACTACTTGTAGGATTTATTCTATTTATTATATTAGTTGAATTATAAGTATGATTTAAACTACTAAAATCTATTGTGTTTAATTTATCATCTTTAAATTTATCTTTTAATTGAGTTAGATTTCCGTAAAAAGTAACTGAATAACTTTCTATAAATCCATTCTTTTTATTTGCTTTTTCAAGTTGTATATTTCCTTTCTTAAATAGAACTGAATTTATTTTAATATATGCGTCATATCTTTTTCTGTGGTCGTAACCATTATCTAAAGAACTTTCGTACCAATGTGAAAGTATTTTGTTATTTTTAGCAGATGCAGGAATTGTAAACGATTGAGAAAAATCGGTAAATATTTTTCCTATATCATTTGCATTTTGAATCGCACTTGTTACAGATATTTTTTCATCGTTGAATAAATCCAACCTTTTAGAAGTTGAACCCGTATAAATATGAAGTGATACTACATTCATTATATTATGTTATTTAGTAAACTATTAGAATATTCAAAATCAACAGTAAAGTTTATATTCTTGTCTAATAAATTTGTTTTATAAGTTAAAGATTGCGTTTTAATTATTACAGGTTTGTCATCTAACAAAATTGTATCAGATAACATTAATTCGCGTATAAAATCATTATAATTTTCGTAAACCCAACCTGTATTTAAAGTTATAGATTGTTTTCCGTTTATATTAAAAGATTTACTTTGTCCTATAAATGGATTGTAGTTAATATCAGCTTGCATTAAATCATATTTACTACCTTGTATATCTATTTTATTTGTTTGTGCTTTAAAGAAAGTTAATTGTTGCCAACCACCTAATTTATTTACATACGTACAAATAACAGGCATATATTTACATTCTTCAATAGCTTCTGTGTAAACTCGATATAAAACCCCATCATCTGTATTTTCTATTTCACAATAAGCAGAATTATTATATGCTAATGGAAGTCTATAATTAAAATAATCAGTTGAACCACCACTTAAAAAAGTATTGTAAGTAATTAAACTACCTGAAGCTGTATAATATTTAATGGTATAATCAATTCCTGTTACACGTTTACAAAGAAAATTATAATAAGGTACTCTATTATAGTATTGCAATTTATATCCTATATTGCTACCCAATAAAATGTAATCTTGCCCATCTGCAATATCTGTATTAAACCCATCTATAATATCTGTAAAAGCATTTATACCAATATACAAAGTATTAGATAATAAAGTATAAGTTCCTGAAACATTTTTATATCTTTTAACACGAACAAAACACCAATCTGTATTCGCTTCAACTATTGGTGTAGATGAATAGTTTACGTATATCTGATTTATGTATTCTAAAATATAAGGTGATATATTATAATTAGTTTCTGTTTGTGTAGCAGAAGCAATATTTTCACTCATTATATAAGTAGGTGTAGTAGGTTCTGTTGTACCTTTATTCCAAATAAATAATTCTACTTTGCTACCTGTTTGTCCTGTTTCGTTTATTACTATTTCAAAAGGACTTCTTGCGCTTATTACATTCATTTTATATCTTTTAAATTATAATCTATCATTGTTTCTATATCTTGCCCAAAAGCAACCATTAAATCTGTGTCTATGTATTTTTTATATCCTGCTTCGAAAGGTTTTGTAAAAAACAAACTTGGTTTAATTCCGTTTAAGAAAATACTTCTTGCTATTGCATATTGTAAACTCTTTCTATTTTGAAATTCACCTTTTGCATTTCTTGGTGCTATTCCTTTACGAACAATCCATTTATCAAAAGCTTTCGCAGGTGGCATTTTTGTCTTATAACTATACGGAGTATTATATTTTTTAATTATACCTGAAACACCTTTATCTTGGTAGTGTCCGTATTCTAACATTGTAAACCCTACAATAGAATAACCATTTTCTGTAACTACTTCACCATCGATAGAATTATAAAGTGCTTTAGAACTATTTTTTTGGCTTTTAGTTAAATTACTTCTTGATTGTTGTATTACGTAATCTCTAAAGCGTTTTAATGTCGCTTCAACTTCTAACATTTTGTCATCGTGTTTTGTATAGCCATATCAAAAGTAAATGTAACACCTGCTATTTTATTTTCAAATCTTTCTGTAAAAAATTCTATTGAAGCACTATCATTTACTAATTCATAATCTTCTGCTAAAGCACCTCTACGCAATACTTCTAAAAATCTATTTGCAACTGCTAATTGAGTATTTAATACGTCTTGTTCGTTGTCGTTACCCAAGAATATATCTGTTACTTTTTCTTTTGATTCATCTACGATATCCATACACAATATAGATATATTATACTTTAATACAGGACCATTATAAGATACTGAATTAACTATAATATGACTTAAAGGGAAAATAGTTTGTTTATTTAAATCAACTTTAAATATATCACCGGTTGTAACTGTATTAACAAATAAATCTTCTTGTAGTTTATTCTTAATTACTTGCGTTATTTCGTAAAATGTACTCATACTCTTTTTTTAATTAAATCTGATTCTATTTGATTTTTTTGTTTTTCAAATGTTAAAAAAGTTAAACATTGATTAATTGGTAGTTCGGTAATTCTGTCAAATCTTGTAACATCTCCTTGAGCAAGAGCATAGATTGAACTGTACCACCCCCATCGTTTTCCAAATTGTGCTGTTGCAGAATAGTCTGTATCCCCTTGTTCTGTTCCAAATAATTCATCGTACTTTTCAATAATTCGTTGCCTAAATTGTAAAAAAAAACCGAAGCACCAAATACAACATCTAAAGGTGCGTGTTTCATTACATCACAATAAGTAATACTACCATTATATTTTTCTATTTCGTAAGTATTATTTAAACCTTTCTTTGTTATAGGTCTATATAATACTGCCATAACTTTATGCATATTATCCCAATCGCCAATATAAGAATCTAAATCTGTATATTCACCAAAAGTCATTTCTTCTAAATCAGGAATAAAACCAAATTCAACTTCACCAAGTTTAAATCTATTTATAAATTTATGTGATTGCACGTTAAACATTTTAGATAACGATTCTGTTATTTCTATAACGTCTTTATATCTAATTTCTGCAACGTCTTTTAAATCTATATTGCAAAATACCTGAACCATTTTCTGATTAAGAAATTCTTCATCTTCATTATCTTTAGCTATTTTTAAGAACGCTTGGTATTGTGCTAACTTAATTTCTTTTAATTCTGTTGGTATGCTAATCTCTAATTTCATATTATTGTTTTTTATATTAATAACTATTTTCTGATATTGTATTAAACAAAAAAAGACGTACATTTCTGCACGTCTAATTTAACCAAATTTAACCTAACTTAATCTTCTATTTCTTCTATTGCTAAATCAATAATATCATTATATTGTTTTGTAGATAATATTTCATAAACATCAACACCTTGTATTAATACTTCTGCATCTTCAATACAACTTCCTGTATAATCATAATCTGAACCTTTTATATAAAATCCTTTTACTTCAAATTTTATTTCGCAATAATTTACAAATACTTTTATTTTTTTCATTTTACTTTGTTTTAAATTACTATTCCTAAATTTCTTTTATCAATAGTTTCTATTTTATTTTCTTTATTTAAAATTCTTACAGCTACTTTTAAAGATTTAATTATTGTACCTATAAAATATTTTTCTTCAATACCTTCTAAAAAATAAACTTTTTGTCCTACTTTGTAATCTAAATTTTTAATTGAATTTGTCATAATTTTTATTTGTTTCTTTGTTATTGTTATACAAATATAAAAACTATATTTTAATAAAAAAACATTTTATAAAACTTTAACTTTTGTTTAATGTTTTATTTTTTAAGCTAAACAACATTTACAAATGTAACAATTATGTTTTAAATATGTTACGCTTTCAGATACTCTACAGCTATAGCATACATTTGTTGCATCTTCTTAATTTCACCTATATTGCGTGGTAGATTTATATTAACTTCTATATTCTTAACGTGATGTATATAGCATTGAATAGTTGCAATCATTTGTCCGTATGTCATAGTTAATTTGTCAAGTTTTCGACATCATTTACTTTGTCGCAAAAATAGTATTAATTTGCGACATTAATATATAAAATAATTACCTTTATTTGGATTCTCTAATTGATGACTAACTGCATATCTTAAAGCATCTATTAAGTGATTGTGATTATCTATTGGTGTATTGCTTTTCTTTTCTAACCAACAATAGTTATTTAGTTCTTTAATTAAATTAATTGATTCAGGTGATACTATTAAATCGTAATCTTGCAAAAGTGATATACCATAAGTTACAGAACCTTGACCCTTAATTGCAGGTACTATATTTAACCCTGCTGTTTGTAGTTCTAATATTAATCTTGGTTCTGCAGAATCAGCTACTATTAAACTATCTAAACAATGTTGCTTATTTAAAGCGTATATTTGCGACGTTGTTAATGCTTGTAGATAGTAACGCTCATTTATATAAATTCGTTTGTTAGAAGTGTCTATATTGCATTCTACAAGTGTTGTAGGGTCATTGCTAAATCCAAAATCTTGTCCGAATACTGATTTACCTATTTGTTTATATTCACCTATCTTCCAATTAGTAAATATAACTCCCTCTGCTTTGTCTAACCAACCACCTAATATTTGGTGCTTATACTTTTCAGGTCTGCGTTGTTTTATATTCTCTATTTGATTTATAAATGATTCAGATAGATTTTCTATATTGTCTAAATAAGTTGTATGTATATAGGTAGTATCTCCTTTTATTAAATTGCTTCCTGCTTCTACACCTTTATCTTCAAAGAATTTCTTATAAATAAAGTGTTCCTTTGTTGCAGGGTTTAATACTAAAAGAACTCTATTGTGTATTCCTTTTGTTCTAATACTGAAGTCTATCTTTTCAAAAGTTTCTTCATCTGTTAATTCTTCCGCTTCATCTAATACCCAAGTAGTAACTCCTGCTAAAGATTTAAGCGAAGCTGTTTGCGTTCCACTGCTTGTTTTAATACCTTTAAATAAGATTTTAGACCCTGTTTTTAAATTTACTATTTCATCTTTAGTTATATAAAAATCGTTGCTTAAATCAGCTGTATCAATTTTATCTATAAATTCAGGTATAATAGAAACAGATGCAGAAGTTAAAGTATATCTTGTAAATAATATTACGTGTCCTGCTTCATAGGTTAATAGTAATAGAAACGAGTTAAGGGAATATGATTTACCACTTCCCCTTCCACCTGTTATTACAAAGTATCTACTATCTGAACCTAATAGATTATATTTCTGATTTATTGCTATTCCCAACCTTAAATATATCTTTTATGTTAAAATCGTTTACGTTGTGTGTAGCTTCTATAGTTTCTTTAGGTTTACCAAATATATGTTCTGCAATAAATAATTGCCCTCTTTGTGATTGCATTAATGTATCCTTTACAAAAGCTATCTTTGTATCTTCTTCAGTTTCTTTATTATATAATTCGCCTAAAGCTTTTAAAAATACATTGTTTACTTTTTCTTCTTCTACTTTTGATTTACGACCTGCATTTGGTCTGGCTCCACCTCTTGACTTTTCCATAATGAAATAAATAATGATTATTCAATTTAAATAATAATAAATAAAATCTATTGTTGTTTAAATATTAACTTGTATCTTCATAGTTTTACAACTTAATTTGTGATTACCATTTAATAGATGACAATACTTACAACTTAAACCATTATCCCAAAACATATCACAATTATCTTCATCTTCTTCACGATTAAATAAACCATAAGATTGCCAATATAATGATTCAGGTGCTGTGTATCTATAACAAGTTTCTTTTGATGGGCAAAGATTATCTTCGCATTTAGTTATATCTGCCATAATTATTTTTTATAAAGCTTTGCTAATTCTTTTGTTACTTCTTTCCAGTGTTCTGTTTGTTGCATTGTACCCATACATACACTTCGATTATATTCTTTAGTATATTTATTGTAAAGTATTACAGCTCTCTCGTATGGTGTTATTGGGTCTATAGTGTTCATAGTTTTATGTTTTTATTCATTGTGTAAAATGCTTCTAATCTATCTTGTATTAATGTGTGTTGTATTGTACCTTTAGTGTTTGTCATTAATGTATTTAGTTCATCTATTATTTTGTGTTCGTATCTTGGTGTTTCTATTTGTTCTTTTAGTTCTCTTTTTAGATTATGGTTTTCTAATGTTAGTTTATGTATTTCGTGTTTTGCTTTTTCTATATCTGTTAGTTCTTTTAATTCTTCTTCATTGTCTATTGTAAAATAACTTAATACAGTTGTTCTAAACTTTTTTAATTCAGGGTTATATTCTTCATACATTTTATAGTTCTTTAATGCGTGTATTACTGTAGCGTGATTTAATTCTAATGTATCACCTATTGCTTGTAGTGTTTTGTTTGGCTTTAATTCTTTTAGTACATTACAATATAGTGAACGCATTTCTATTGTTTCTCTTTTTCGTGTTCTTACTTCTATATCTGTGTTTGTTTCTTGCTTAATGATTTCTTTTAATCTTTGAGTAATTTCCATATTATTTGTTTTTAAAATTCGAATCTTAATTTTTCTTTTGTTTGTTCGTGTGTTTCTTGCTGAAAAAATAATTTTAATTCAGTATCATTTTTTGCTTTAAATATACCTTTTATAAAATCAGTTTTATTTTTTTTATCTACTACATCGTTAATATTTTTTATTTCATAAATCATAGAAACGCCATTTAAAGTTTCGCAAATTTCAGTATTTACATTTGAACGAACTATAAAACATTGTACTTTAGTTTTATCATTTAAAGTAATGCCTACATAATTTGATAGATGCATTAATGTATTTATCGAAGTAGTATCTTCATTTTTTTTATGGTCAATCATAAAAGTATTATATTTATATTTTGTTATCATACAATCAATATCTATAATAGAACGCTTTAAATCTGTTAACTCACTTATTAAATAATTAAATTCATTATTGTGATAACTAGGATTAAATTTTTTTCTTGTTTGCATCTTAAAAATTATTAAATAAATTAACTTCTTTTATTATTTCTTCTTCTTCTAGATAATATGTAGGGTATGGTTCGTTTGTATCATCTATTAAGCCATTATGTAATACATATCTTCTAATTCCGTGATTTGAACCATTTGAAATAATACCATTATGAACTTGTGTTAAAATATCTTTTTTAGTTCTTAATTTTTTATTCTTTACGCAATTCATAAAATCATCTGCGGCTTTAGGTATTTGCTTTGTAGATTCCCAAGTTTCATTTAAAGATTCTATTAAATTTTTTTTAAATAAATCATCGTGTAATTCTACATTATAACTTTCTATTTTATCAGGTAAATTTTCTAATAAGCTTTGAAATTCTTTTTTACTTTTAAATTTATATGCTTTGCCTTGACAAACTGTATCAATAATTTCATTATCGTATATTAATGCTGGCTTGTTTCTTACTAAACAATCTTGCGAGGATAGATTCCAAGTAGTATATCCGTCAATAAAAGTTAAATTACAATAACAGTTATTCATTAAGTAATTAAAATCTTCGTAATTCAATGATTTTACAATAAAATTATCACGTTTAACATCGCAATTTTTTTCATCTGTAATCCAAAAAACATAATCATCTGAAATATTTTCAATGTATTTTAAAAATCTTTCTGTGCCTGATGATTTATTCCATCTATGATTAAATACAACTATCTTTTTATTAGGCAAATCAAATTCAGATTTAACTTCAGTAGCTTTACCCGATAAAGGCATAAATCGAACATTCTTTATTTCTGGCATATAATTTAACTTCTCAAAATTAGATAATAAATAATTAACACTTTTTTGTGTATGAAAAAAATTATAATCACCTATTACAGTTGCTTCGTACTGTCTTAAAAAATTAATAGGTTGAACGTCTTTAAAGCCTCCGCCTGATTCGTAACAATCAATCCAATGAAAAAAGTTAAATGTATAAATATCTCTGTAATATCTATTTGAACCAAACCATACTTGTAAGGACAAAGATTGTTCTGGTTGATGGTTAAATATATAATCTACATCAATTTTATCAAAATTAAAACCTACTATTTTTTTATGGTCAAAATGATAACGATTTAAAAAAACGCTGTGTGGATATTCATATCTAATATTGGTAACATTTTTTTGATATATTACTTCTGTTGCTTTAGAAGGCATTAATATATAATGATGACAATCAGGTAAAAACTCTATTGTCTTTTTCATTACTTTAAAATTTGCATCTGCATCTGATAAAAAAGTATCAGCGTTCCATTTTACAGGACTTAAAAAATGCAATATTCTTAAATTCTTGGGTTGTTTCATAATTTATTAATTTATAATTTTACCATTTAAAGGAAAAATTTCTGTGATTAATTCAGTACCTTTTTTTATTTTCTTTTTTCTTAATATTATTTCTTCTTCTAATATTTCTATTTTTCTGCCTAAATAGCCATAAACTTCTCTATCTTTTTCACATACTAAAGAGCCGATGTATTTTTTATCTAGTGTATAATAATCTTTTGAATAACCAATAGTTTCGAATTGCATTTTTATTTTTTTTTAATTACTCTGTAAATATATTATTTAATTTTGATATATAAAAATAATTAACACTTTTTTAACAATTATAAAATACCTCTTAATACATATTGGTTTAAATCTACTTTATCATTACCAAAGAAATATTTATAATTTGCTATACCTTGTTCTAGTTTTCTTTTACCACTTTCGTAAAATTCATCACTACATTCAAATATTCCAATATCTAAACTTCCTTTATCTATTGCAACAAAAACAAAATTATCTACACCAAACATTTCACGATACAAATAAGCTTGTAAATCATAGCTATATTTGGATGCAGAATAACGAAATTCATTTAAACCTGTTGTAGTTTTTAAATCTATAATAGTATTACCTTTTAATATATCTGCTTTTGCTCTAAATGGTATTCCATCTATCATAGCTATTGCAGGTATTTCAAATTGTGCTTTGTTCATATAACTTACTGCTTCATCATTCCTTAATAGTGCATCTGCTAAACGTTCTGCATCTTTTAATTCCTTTGAAGTATAAACATCTAAACCTTGTTCTTTAGCTTCTTTGTATGCTTTTCCTGCTTTTGTTGCTACATCTACAATTACAAGTTCATCTATTTTATGTGGTTCTAATATCATTGTGTGAAATAGTTTACCATCTCTCAAAACTTGTGATTCACCTGAACCATATTTAGTAACATATTTATAAGTTTTTGGTGATTGTATCAGCATCTTTAAACTTGAACTACTTAAAGCGTTTTTACCTAAATAACCATAGTAAAAATCATCTTCATACATATTGTCTAATAGTTCTTGTTTATCCCAAATCTTGTTGTCGAAAGTTCTAATTGTTGTTTCCATTTATTATTATTAATTTTAAAATATAGTTATAAATACTTAATTCTCTTGTTGTGCTGTTTATAGCTTTGCTTAATTGGTCATCACTTAATAAACCTTGACCTGATAACAATTCATCTACATATTGTTTTAATTCCCTATCTAAACCAAGTATTTTAGATTGTATCTTAACTAATGCAAGTTCGTTCATTATCTTATTTTTATATTATTTAAATTAAACATTGTTTCATCGTAATTCAATACATCTTTTACTTCTTGTTCATACGTATCTGAATAATTAAATTGTGCCTTTATAGCTTCTGTAATTTTTTCTAATTCGTGTTTAACAAATGTATTTTCTACTTCTGCCATTAACCAAGTAATGCTTTCTAATCTTTCAATAATTTCTTTTTGTGTCATAATGTTTGTTTTTAAAAATTATCCCATTCAATTGTTCCACCATTGACTTTATCGTCTTGGCGTAATCGTACATTTTTTATGCCTAAACATTTGACTAATTTAATAGCTTTTTCAAAATCTGTAATAGGTAAAAAAGCAATTTCTAAATCCTTCCAATCTAAAAAAGCTATACTAATTTGAACTACATTTTGTTTCATAATTTTTTTTTTAATTATTATTGTTTTAAATTGTTATACAAATATAAACAAGTTATTTACAATAAAAAACTTTTTTATAAATTTTAACAAAATTTTAACATAAAAAAAAGAGTAGCTATTTACTACTCTTAATTTGACTTCTACAAACTGTGTATCTTTGGTCTACATCAGGATATTCTTTTTTCATCTTTTCATCTATCATACATCGTTGTACAAATTCTTTTTCGTGTTCACCTTGATTTGGTTGTGGTATTGGCATAACTTTTAATTTTGATTAATAATTTTTCTGTATATTTCGTTTACTCTTTCTGAATTTATACCTCTTTTATAATAAAAATCCATTACTTTTTTAATGCGTGTAATTGGTTTAAAATATTGGCTATTTGTCATTTAATTTTTCTTTTAGTTTCTGTACGTAAAGTGTTGCGTCCATTAATTCTTCTTGTAGGTGTTGTAGCCATTCTAAAGCGTTTAAATCTTCTCTATCAAGTGTAACACCATATTTATTTATTCCTACGTTAGAACGTTGTTTAAATTGTTCTATAACTGATTCTACTATTGTATCTTTCATTTAAATCTTTTTGAGTGTTGTGTATAAAGTTCCATTGTTTTTTTTAAAGCATCGTATTCTGTAAATTTAACATCAATATTATTTTCTTTGTAGGTATAAACTTCTAACCTATTTGAAATTTGAAATTTAATTACTTTATATTTCTTTGAATATTGTATTGGCTGTATTACGTATGCTAAATCATTTTTATTGCAAATATACATCGCCTGTATTTCTTTTTCTGTTGGTGAATATATTGCTTCTTGTTTTTTAGCCATTTAATCTTAAAAATTCAGTTTCGCCATATTCTTTAAACCATTCTTTATTTTCTTTATATTTGTCAATTACTGCGTTTATAAATACTAATTCATCTATTGAACTTGTTTGAAGTTTTTTAATAATTGATTCAATACTATTTAAAATATTAGTAGTTGTTTCAGGGTCGGTATTGTAAATTATTTTATATTCGTTTCTTACTGTTTCTTCTAAATCTTTATTTAAGCTATTTATTTTGTGTTTAATTTGCTGTTTGTATTGAGTTGTAAAAAATAAACTTTCGTTTGATTCTAATAATAATTGACTTAATAAAACTGATTTTAAATACTCTTGTTGTATTACATTGTTTTCCATTGTTTTGCTTTTGTTATTTCTAAATATGCTACTTCTTTTTCTATTTTGTTTGTATTATAAAATTGTGTTGTCGCTGGGTTTTTAAAATTAGTTTCCCATTCAGGTATAATAATATTAAGATTAAAAGAATAAATACCTTTAGGAGTTGAGTTAAAATACATAGGAGTATCCAAATGTTTTTCACATTCTTGCTTCATCGCATCAAATTTTTTTTTCTCTAGTAATAAAGTATTATAGTGCGTTTTTCTGCATTTTAATTCCAATCTATGTCCTGTGGCGGGACTATAACAATCCCACCTGGACATTTGATTTTTTGATTTAACTAAATCTGGATAAACATTTTCTTTTAACCAATTAAATAAATCAGATTCTTTCCAATTAATCATTAATTTTATATTCGTTGTAAACTTGTTTCAGTTCTTTAATTTTGTTAGCCCAACAAGAACCACACGAACTTAATTCTAAACGATAATTAAAAACATTGTAATAAATATCAGAAATTACTTTTTGTTCTTCAGGAGTTAAAGTATTTTTTTTAGAATCCATAAACTCTGTTAAAGCATTATAATCTTTTTCATTTAAACAATTAATATTTCTATTATAAGAAAATAATTTGTTTAACTTTTCTTTACGTTCATCACAACCACAATCTAAACCTGTTGCTTTGCTAAATACTTCTACTACTTTTTTAATTCCTGTTGCTTCTGTGATTTGCTCAATAGTATCACCTAAACCTGTTGCTTTTTGTTTTGCCATTTTAATTTGATTTTAATTATTAATTATTTTGTTACTTTTTTTTATATTATCTAATGCCCATAAAGGTTGAAAATTAGTATAATGATTTAGTTTTATTAATTTATCTTCATCTTTAGCAAGTGATACAGGATATATATGGTCTAAATGCCATTCGCCTATATTATTCCAATTCATACCTTCAGTAAATTTATTTTGTAAATGCTCTTTAAACTCTTCAAAAGTACATCCTAATATTTGAAAAGTTTTAGAATTTTTAGAATATCCATTTCTTCTAAAAGATTGTTTAATTAAAGTTCTTGTGTTATTAGTTAATTTAAATAAAGAATCTACTTTTACTTTATTATTTCGCCATTCATTTCGGTACTTTTCAATCTTTTCTTTATTTTTTAAATAATGTTCTCTTTTATAATTAGCAATCTTTTCTTTATTTTCTTCAAAATATTTTTTAGCTGTTTCAGCTATTTTTTCTTTATTTTTTAACCTATATTCTTTTTGATAAATTTGTTCTTTTGTCATAATTAATATTGTGTATTATAATCATTAGTTTTGTATTCATCATATTGTTTTTGAAACTTATTTCTTAATATTTCTTTATAGTTTTTAATGCTATGAAAAATACTAATTAAACTTATTGTAGTTTCTTTTGAAATATCACGCATTGATAAATCATTATCACGATACAATTTAAACAGCTTCTTGTCATACCACCCCCAATTATCTATTTCTTCATCAATCATTAAGCAAATATCGTTATATGCTTTATGTTCTTCAATGTTAGAATCATCAAATAATTCCCAACATCCATCAAAAGGAACTTTATTAATAGTTTTTTTCTTATTGTAGAATTGATAAAATAAAGAACGTAATGTAAAAAACATATATCCTTTTCTTACATTTCCTTTATCGTCTATTAATTTTTCTGCGTTTGCGTACTTCATTAAAGCAATATAAGATTCTTGTACTATATCTTCTGCATAGTCATATTCACCAAGTTTTTGGATTGTTTTAACCCATTCTTTGTGGTGTTTTGCTACTTGTTCAAGCCATTTGAAGTTGTCCATAAAAAATTGAATGATATAAATAATATTACTACCTGAATTGTATGGTCTGTTTCAATATCATATACATCATTATTATATAAAGCACCAAACATTACTCCTTTAATTGGCGTTATAATAACATCACATTCAAAAAAACTTGTTGCTAAAAATACTAATGCTAAAATAATTACTAATGCTACTGTAAATAATTCTATACTATAAACTTTTAATTGTTAAAAATGCTTCTTTTTTTTCTGTTGTTACTTCTTTAATTTTAAAATTTACATTAATGTTAGTTAGTTCTGAATCTTGATTTTTTAATAGGTTCATTATATTTTCTATTTCTAACCAATTATACTTTGAATCCATTTCAACTAACTGCTGTAAATATATTAACTTTTCATTCAAGTCTTTAAAATAACTTATTAACATTTTATTATCTGAATTTAACGTTAACATTCGTGTTGCAGAAGTTTGTAAATCTTGTAAATGTGTTTTAATTGTTGTTTGCATTTTAAAAAATTTTAATTTGATTTGTATGATTTTTAATACGTTGCATTGCTTTATCAAAATATTCCTTATCAAGTTCACAAGCAGTTAGTTCAAATCCGTAATCGTGACAAGCTATTGCAATACTTCCGCTTCCTAAATGTGTATCTAATATTTTATCTCCTGTATTAGCATATTTATTAAGCAACCATTTATAAAGTTCAATCGGCTTTTGTGTAGGATGTATTTTTCCTCCTGTTTTATTATCAAATTTAAATAAACTACTTGGCATATTAAATGAACTCCAAGCTAATTCAGTTTTACTATAAGTGTCCCAAGGTTGGCATTTATCCCAAACAATAGGACATCTATAAATAGGTAAATCAAAATAATTTCCACCCCAAATAATTTGATTTTTACTTACTCTAAATAATTCAATAAAATATTCTTTAGAAGGTGATTTATCCCATTCTTTAAATTTTTCTGATTGAATTCCAAATACTCTTTTCTTATTTATAGCACCTCTATTGTTACTACTTTCTTTTCCTGTTATTTCTTCAATACCATAAGGAGGGTCTACAATAGCCAATTCAAAATATTTATCAGGATAACGAGACATTAAAAGCATATTATCCTCATTTGTAATTGTTAAACTCATATTAAAAAATATCTTTTAATGGGTCGTAAAAAGCACCTTCAACTTGTGGCAATCCAAAACTATTAACTTTAAATGAAAAGTTTTCAAATGGTGCGTTACGTGAACGTTTGCAAGATACTGTTACTAAACCCTTGTTAATTGTATTTAATTCTAATTGTATTTGTGTTTCTGCTTTCTTTTCTAAAAAACTACCTAAATGACCTGTAGGCTTATCTGAACCAAAATTAGAGTGAATTACTGTTACTATATGACAATCTAATTCTTTACTCCATTTCATTAACTTTTGTACTACTGCGTTAGATTCTTCAATGTTATTTACATCGCTACATAAATCCGCAATACCATCAATAATTACTAAACCTATTTCTTTTGCTTCTAATTTGTCATAAAGGTAATATTCTATAAAATCTACTCTTTCTTTAAATGATAATTGTCTTAATGCTAAAGTATGATATTTATTAGTTTTTAAACCTGTCATATCTAAAGGGCGTTTAAATACCATTTGTGCGTGAAAATTACCCTGCTCTGTATCAAAATGTATTAAATTCTTATTATTACTATTTGCTTTTAAATCACCACAAAAAGATTCTAAATTTTCTGCTAAATATATTGCAGATAATAAACTAACAAAAAATGTTTTCTTTGATTTTGGTGGTGCTTGAACAAAACTAAAATTTCCATAAGTTCCTAAAGGTACAGGGTATTCTTTTGTTCCGTCTTTTGTATCATAACTTTTAGTACCAAATGAAATCGCAGGTTTCGGGTATTCTATTTTCTCTAATGGATTTATTAAGCAATCTTCTTCAAACATTTGCATTAATAACCTTTGTGCTTCTTTATCCATATTATTGTTTTCTTGTTTTTAAAAAAAGGGTAGCTTTTACACTACCCAATTAAATTTAGAACGGCAAATCTGAACTTACCACTTCTTTAGAAGATACTTCTTCTTTTTTCTCTGCTAATTGGATAGTTCCATTAGTCCAAATTACATTACCATTACCTAAATATGTTTTAGGTTTTTTAGCTTCACGTTCTTCTTTAGTTTGTGAATCTGTTAAAGAAACATTTTGCCCCCATTGGTTAGATTTATCGTTTACTGCAACTGTAAAATTGTAATAAACTGCTCCATCTTTACCTTGAACAAATTTTTCTTTTGGTAATTTGTCTACTCTTAAACTAACATTAATTAATGCACTCATATTATTTGTTTTTAATTTGCTTACCTTTTTTTTCTGTTGTCAGCTATTCAGTTTTACAAATATAATAATTATAACTTAGTATAAACGCAATAAATTATATTTATTTATTTAATATTTTACTGCGTCTATACGATAGTTACCTGCAAGTGCTACGATAGTGCTTCTAATTAACATTTGTGGGAGAAAATTTAAAAAGTTTTTCCACGCTCACCTTATTACCTCCGATTTTACCATTTGCCGATAAAGAAGATTTTGCCTCCTTTTCCCATACGCAAACGAAATCAGCAGGTGCATTATATTCACTTACAAATACCGTATGTCCTTGTTTGCTAATATTCCTTACCCAATTCCAAAAAAGATTGTGGTCAAAGTCGTTAGCATATTTTGTTGTTCCCTCGTAAGGTGGGTCACAATAAACAATACTGTTTGGTGGCAATTCCAATTCATAGTAAGGCTTGTTTTGGAATATTACACCTTTCATTTTTTCAACTTGCTTTGCCACATTATTTATTGCTTCAGTTTGGTAATCTCTTACCGTTCCTATTTTAGTTTTCGTTTCTCCTGCAAAACCACCAAACCATTTGCCTGAATAAGAGCAGTTAAAACCCACCCATCCAACAAAATATGCAGGGTATTTGCTTTGGTTTGTTCTTACTTCTGAATATTCCTCTTTGGTAATCTTTTTTGGAATCCAACCGCTAACAAGTTCTTTCCACATTTGTATTAAATAGTAGTGAATATCGTTTGCTATTCGTTTGCCCCCAACCTCACAAATAATATTCATTCCACCTGCAAATGGCTCAATATAACATTGTTCGGCTGTTCTGTCTTTTAATATTATCGGCAAAATCTCTTTACTAAATCTTGCCTTACTTCCCATATATTTCATCGCTAAAACTTTTTAAATTTTCTATTCGTTTTCAAATCAAAATCCTGCTAAATTAACCGCACCAGCAGATAACACCACCTATACGCAAGTTTTGTGAAAAACAAAACCTGACGTATAGCTGTAAACGTTATGTGCCATTAAACAGACACCAACTCATCAGCTTCAACCTCTGACATTAGTTTGCATAAAAGTTCTTCTACCCAATCAGTTTCTACTAATCTAAATCTTTCAGCATAATAATGACCGGTTACGGGTGCTTTTATTTCCTCTAACCAAACAGCTACGCCATCCATACCAATCACAGTATATATTTCATCTTTACGTAAAGCACCCAATGGTCTGTTACTATGCTTTATTTTGTCATTTATGCAAACTACTTTTTGTCCTCGTTTAAACATTTTGGTTTGAAATTAACGGCACATAACATCGGTTTTGCAATAGTGGGGCTGACGTGCAAAATTCAACATTAGTACCTTGATTAAACATTTGTATTAAATTCAACTTTTCGGCTTCGATTTACCCACCATCGCAAAGCCGCAAACCGTTATAATTTATTTAACTTTTAATAATTCGTCTTTGACTACTTTAGTCATTTTATATTTAGATTCTATTGTTGCAATATTACCACCATTTTTTAAATATTCAATAGCTTTATTAAATTCAGGTGTATTTTTATTTAACCATTTTAAATCGTCTGTTACAGGTTCTTTATCGTGTTTATTAGTTGCATCAGGGTCTTGTGTATCATCAATTAACAATAAATTACCTAAAGCATATTTTTTAGCGTATGAACTTGCAGAACCAAACTTTTGTGGCATTTGCATTCCTTTTTGTTCTAAATCTACACCAACAATAGCTGTCGCAGAAATAGAATCTATATCATCGTTAATTGAAGCTGTAGAACATAACATTGGAAATTCATTAAACTGCGAATAAACTAATGATTCTGTAATTGTAAAAGATACTTTATACTTTTCGTTAAAAGGTTTAAGTGCTTCTAATATATCTTCTGCACTTCTAAAATTGTATTTACCAAAGCTATTAAACTTTGATTTGCTTGCTTTAAATTCTTTTTGAATTAAAGATAATTTTTGGTTTAATGTTAATTCCATATTAATTTGTTTTTAAATTATAAATTTCTTGTTTAACTACTCTTTTGTATTCTTCAGTGCAATTTTCATCTGCTAATTCAAATATATACGTTTCTAATATTTGTATATGACTTTCTAATTTGCAAATCTGCTCTTGCATTGCTTCTAATCTAAATCTGTTGTAATCTAATAAATCTTTCATAATCTTATTTGTTTTTAAATTGTTCTTTATAATATTTTTCTGCATTAATTGTAGGGAATGAATTTTGACCATCTTCCCAAGCATCTATAATCTGTTGTTTTTCCATATTTTTGGCTTGTTCTCTAATTTTTAAATTATTTGAAAGATATTCATCGAAAGTATATTTTCCATTATTAAAATTTTCAAAAGAATTGAATAATTGTTCAAATTGCCATTCTACTGCTGATTGTTCCATATCTTATTTGTTTTTAAATTGTTGTTAATAATAATACTGAAAATAAAATAGTCCATAATAATAAACCCAATCCTAAATTTTTTAATGTTTGTTTCATAATTTGTTTTTTTTGTTTGTTAATTATAGGACAAATATATAAATACATTTTGAATAAAAAACTATGATATAAAACTTTAACAAAATTTTAACATATTAAAAAACCCTGCACTATATATACAGGGTCTTTAGAAACAAAGAAAAACAAGAAACTTACAAAGTATTTACTTTTTCGGTATAATAGTCTATTAACTCTATTAAATCTATATCGGCAAATTTAACTATTTGCTTTGATTTAATTTGTAGTTCTTCAGATAACTTATTACCAAGATATTGACTAAATTTATATTGTTCACCTGAACGTGATATATTGCACCCGTAACATTGCACACCTACATTACGTTCATCCCAACGTGTACTATAATGTGAACGTGATTGAAAGTGTCCGCATTGTAGCTTTTTCCAATTATCTTTTTTTCCACACGTTACACAGGTTGCAATTTCATTAATAGCGTCTTTGCGTCTTATATATTGACTAAAGACTTTATCTAATTTTTCTACTAATGATTTGCGTGTAGGTTTTTTCATAAAGCAAATATCTAAATAAGATATTAACAATAATGTTAAAAAGTTAATTTTTTAATTAAATTATTATATTTAATTTTGTACCAAATCCAATGCGTTGAAGACTTGCAGAACCTAATAAAAAATGGAAGCTGTTTGGAACAGGTAAAATAAGTCAGTTAAGAAATTGCATTTGATATTCCTTTACAAATTTCGAGTTCGCCAATCAAATATTCAAACTTACCTGCATTGATTAAAAAAAATAAATTTGTATATAGGAAAGGTTGGCGTTTTATCTACCTTGACCTTTATATAACTTTTTATAATTTTTTGAAGATTTTAATTTAGAAGTTTTACATTTAGAATGTATATTAGGTCTTGAAATATTTTTATCTATTTTTACAAGAACAGTCGTTTGTTTCGCCATATTATATATATAATTATTATTCCTAAAATAAACCACAAATAAATAAAATAATTAGCTTTTTTATCTATTTTCTTTTCTTTATTGTTTTCTTTAATTGAAGTCTTAACTTTATTATCTACTACAACGTGTTTTAACGTGTTTTCAGACACTTTTATCTTATTATTATATAAACTATTGCTTTTAGTTTTTTTGTACGTTAAAATGACGTTTTTATAATGTTTTCCATTAACTACTATTTCTTTACAAGTGTCTAAAGGTTTAATAGTAATTTCATCAATATCTATAATAGTATTAGTATTAGTTTCTGAAGTAGAATCTTTAACTTTATTTTCTTTTAAATCTATTTTTGTTTCTACTAAACTATCTTTTTTTATTTCTTTAGTTTTAATATCTACTTTGCGTGAAGCACAACTAAATAGAATTAAACTAACTAAAATATATATTGGCTTCATAATTTCTTCTTTTGGTTAAACCTGCAATTTCTTTTTTATTTACTTTATTCCATTTTTTAAATTCTAACTCTATTGTCTTGTCGTTATGATTTGCATTTACTTTTTTTAATAATGTAGAACTTGCAAAATTTCCTGTTCCAATATTATATGCTAAAGAAACTAAAGCGTTAAATTGATTTTGATTTAATGGACTTGTAACTAATTTAGAAACTTTATCAGCAAATTTATCAGCTATTGATTTAAACATTTCAAAAGCTTCCATTCGTGTTATTTCTTTATCTAACATTGTAACACGTTTTCCGTTTGGATAGTATGTATTACCGAATCCTATTGTAGGAATTTTTGCAGGACATAAATAAGGTTTTGCACTAAAACCCTCAAATTCTGTTATAAGTAAATAACCTGCATTATTTAGTTTCATTTTTTTTATTTTTTTCCATTAAATACCATCTACGAGCAGTATAACCTGTGGCTATTATAAATGCTATAACTTTCATAGCAATATCAACATTTGCAAATGTAAACATAAAATAAGTGCCTGTTAAAAGCGATTGCCTCAAATCTAAAATCTTATTAATCATTTTCTTAATCGTTCTACTATTTCGGTAAAACCTTGTATTCCTATATAAGCTGTAGCAATTACAACCCAATCAGAAGAAGTTAAGGTTCGGTTAAACAATCCTATACAGGCAATTAAGAAAACTAATAATTTTCTACTAATTAATTTATTTAATATATAATCAAATTGCTGTCGGCTCATAATCTATATATTCAATTTTTTTATACTCTTTATTATAAGAAGTTTTTAAAATTATTTTTCTATTATCTGAATTAAAAGATACATAAATACTTTGTGGGTTTTTTGCACTTCCAAACATCCAAATCAAAACATCAAAATCTAAATTGTCTTTTATATAATTAAATATTTCTCCACTTTTTTCTGATGATATTTTTAACGCATCTCCATTGTAATATGGTAAACCTTGAGATATTTTTTTACCTAATTCAAAGTCAATAAATCCATTTTCAATTTTAATAACTTCACCAAATTTATTAATCAATGGCTCAAAAATATTTTCAGCAATTAATTCACCATTTGAAATTTGCTCATAATTTGGACTGTTTTCAATTTTAAAAATCTCTTTACCTTTGTAATCAATCCAATTTGCAAAGGTTATATTTTTGCTTATATTTTCCATAATTAACATCCTGATTGAAAATTTGCTATATACGTATATCCCGTTGCATTTTGTAAAAAATAATTATAAGAACAATAATCATTAGAAGAATATGATTGTATAGAATTAAAATATGGCTGTTCATATCCATAATCTATAGATGCATAATCAATAGTTCCTCCTATATTTGAATTTACATTAAACATAAAATTATTTTTACCTTGTAAATAATTATAATCATATAATCTTTCACTTGCACCATCAAAAGTAATATTATTTGAATAGTAATCTCCATCTTCATTGATTCCTTCAATATAAACATTTAAATAATAAGAATAAGTTATATAAGAATCAATACTTCTATTATAAGCAAAATTACTTACCGAAGGGTTGCAAAAAAAATCTACACCTACATTTGGTCCCTCATAATTTGTTTGAGAAATAAAATTTAAAATATTATCATAACAATTAGTAGAATTTACACCTAAACTAATAATTTGTAAATTTTCATTTTCTTGGTCTGTAATACTATTTATTGTTCCAAATGAATTTCCATTACCTGAAGTAAACGATACTCTATCATTTATTTGAAAAGTTCCACTTATATATTCTACTGTAGAATATTCTTGCTGATAAACACAATCGTAAACTAAATATCTTTCCATAGTAGGTGCCGAACCTTCTCCGGTTATATTAGTTTCTCCACTTTCACTTAAATAGTGAGAATACCCCCAATAAATATTATTACTTGCTGCGGCTTTCCCCCAACCAATATTGTTATTTACCGAACCTTGTCCCCAATTTTCGTCCATTTTCTAATTTTTTTAAAAAGATTTCTAATTTTTTAACATTAGTTTCTTTTGGTTTATATGTTTCTTTTATACTCATAATATTATAATACCCAACCTGAAAAATTTGCATCTTTATCAGGATATACATCTGAATTAGAATTTAAATTATATTCCGGAAATAAAGATTGGTTAAACGCCATATAATCAATAAAACGATTTGTATAACTTTGTGCTGTATCACGTGCTTTTTCAATTAAAGAATCTATTTCTGATTTATCTACTACAGTACTATTTTCAGAATTATGTTTAAATACACCTTTCTCACTTATTTTAATAGACGCATAAGGCAAATATTCTACCATAGTCCAATGTACTACCATCATTTTAATATAGTCGCTTAAAAGCGTTGTATATGGTGCAGCTAAATTACCTGCTACAATACCATCGTTTATTTTATTGTATAATTTAGTTCCTAAATAGTTTTGTATGTGTACCTGTTGAGCTTGAAATATGTACTGTGTATAGCTATCAGGGTCTACATTACCATTTATAATAGTGTATTTAACTAAATCGTTTGTTGTTATAAATAATGCTTTTGCCATTTCTTATTAATTATTTAGGTAAAAATCCCATATTAGGCATATCAATAGGTTTTTGATATACTAATGGATTATTAGTTGGTAATATTTCGCCTTCTTTTCTTGCTTTTGCAGGTGTAATTTCTTCTGCATTAGGATTATTTACATCAGCTTTTTTTCTATATGTTTCACGTGTCCAATAATGATGGCAAGCACCACCACCTTTATATAAAAAGACATCATAATTATCAGCGCCTTCTGGACCAAAACCTGCATTAACACCACTTTGACTCATTCTTTGTATATCTTCTTTTCTATATAATTTATTTGATGTTAGCATTTTTTGACAAAATTGTCTGCTATTTGAAGAAATAGAACCACTGTATCTATAACGTGATTTAAATAATACACCATCTTGTTCACTTTTAGCATTAGGATTAGCTGTTCCTGTACTAACAAAATTCCATATTTTATTTAAAGTAGATAATTTATTTTTATTTAATTCATCTATTTTTTTATCTAATTCTTCTTCTATATTATAATCTACTCTATGTGAATCTACTAATTCCCATTCGTTTAAATCTATTTCTTCTCCAAAAGAATCTAAATCAATATTATCTAAATGCTTTGACATTTTAACTCCTGTTTCTTCTTCTTTTGTTTGTGCATTCATTCCTTCAACATCAACAAATTCTAAAGGTTGTATTGTTTTAAAATATAATTTTAATGATATA